GTCTATTAAGCCCTTTTCTATTGTTCGTCGTGCTGACATTCACATTGAGGTGAAGGTTAAGGCAGAATTTGCTCTTCCTGACCGACGTCTTGATAGTAACAAGGCACTTGCAGCATTTCCAGGTGATTCGTTAGTTAACGACGTCTGGGACCTAGAATTATATATTCCACGCGATAACGCACATGGTGGGAATGGTAATTACTTGGTTGGTGCACATGGGGAAACTGATCCCCTCATTCTTGGAATTGACGATGCTCTAAGACGTGTTACGCGCATGTGTCAACTCCATTTTGAAAACCAAAGGAAGTTAATTCAGAAAGGTGAAGGACTTGTGGCTTCACGCTGTTATTGTCCTACTTGTAAACTCGCACAATCTATTTGTTCTTGTGAGATTGATGCTGAAATTACTGAATTTTCTTCTTCTCTCATGTCCGAGCTTCAAGGGTTTGGATTTACTGATGAGGAGGAGGATGAAGAACAAGCTTCCTTTGAAGAGACTTTTGATTGGGTACGTACGCAGTTTGAGAGCATAGGAGGACGGACTAACCAATTTTTGGCCTTGATGCCTAATTGGGTGTTCATGAATCCTGTGATCACACGTGCATACCTACTTTGCCATGGTCGCGAATTTTTGCAATACGAACGTACTGTAAGATATGCGACTTTAATGTCTCTTTTTGTTTTTTGGTTGGCAACCATTTGTTCTTCCTGTTTCCAGTGGGCTTTTGTTCCTATTTGTGAATTGGCATTGCATTTGTTTTTCTATTATGCTATGTTAGCCCGTTGGCGAGATGTAAAATTGTCTCAACTTGCTCGTCGCCGCGATTTAACTATTGATATTTTCGCTTCTATTCGACAAAGTAAAGTTATACAATTTATCTCATTTTGTGTCATTGCCAAAGTTCTCCACAGTTTCGTTACTATGTTTCGTGGGGCCGTGGCCATTCAACAGTCTGCTCTTGCTCCTTCCAATGTCGAGGAAATTGCGAAGCGGGATGCTGAAGAAAATCCTTGGGCAACAGCTGTTGTCGAGGAGTTACATGTTTCATCTAAAGCATGTAATATGACACATGACCAAGTTGTAAGTGAAGTTCGTAAGAATCTTTGTCATGGAACTTTTGTTGAGAACGCATTTCAACAGTCCTGTGATTTACTTGCTCTTGGTGGAAATGTCTTTCTTATGCCCCTTCATCTTTTTAAAAATCGAAAGGACATGAAAGCTCTTATCACCAGGAAAGATCCTACTCAACTCAATTCCACGTTTAGGGCCATTGTTAGCACTAGCTATATGGTTCCTGTACCAGGAAAAGATTTGTGTATTGTATCCATTTCCTCTGGTGGAGTTTTTAAGGACATTCTCCATTTGTTTCCTGAGTCCATAACAGCTTCTGGTTCTGCCACCTTTGTTCATAAAGGCAAAGATGGTGAAGTTGCTGAAGATACTGTTCGTCTTTCGTATGTGAAGGATTCTGAATCCGGCGGACCCGGTTTCAAGTATGATCTTCCCTACAATACGTTCACAGGTTTGTGCATGGGCACAGCTATTGCGCGTTATGCAAGGAATTGCATTGCGTGTGTTCATCTTCGTGGTGTTCCTAATACCCCAAAGGGTAAAGGACTCATCGTTACGAAGAAGGAGTTAGCTGATGTTATTGCCAGTGCTCATAAGAAATGGAAGGGTGCATTTCCCTCTGTTTCCAATGGTACTTTTCCTATTGAACGATACGAAAGACAAGTATTAGTTTCTCAGGATATCCATCCAAATTCTCCAGTCAACTATATGCCAATTGGCAGTAATGTTGAGTTTCTCGGGCAAGGAGGATCACGAGTTACACATACTAAGAGTAAAGTTCGTGTTCTTCCTATTTCTGATACCGTTGCTGATGTAACAGGTGTAGTTCGGGAACATGGAGCTCCCCAATTTCATCGCACACGGATGTGGCAAGCGTCTCTGGCGCATTCTGCTAATCCTAGTGCTGGAATTGAGGGTTCCTTATTGGAGCAAGCTTATGTTGATTATGTTGACCATTTAGTTGACAAATTCAATGAATCCGAATTTAAAACTTGGGTTCGTAGTGAGTTAGCTCCCATGACTGAAATGGAGACTCTTTGTGGCAAGGATGGGAAACGATTTATTGATGCCATGAAGAAAGGCACATCCAAGGGATTTCCTTTATCTGGACCTAAGCGAGAAATGATAGAGCTTTTGGATCCTCTGGATTACCCAGGATTTCAGTGCCCCGCAAAGGCTGATCCAATGATCGTTGCAGAAATGGAACGTATGGAGAAGACTTTGCTTTCTGGAGAGCGTTGCTACTCCATTTTCAAAGCGTGCGTTAAGGATGAACCGACCAAATTAACCAAAGATAAGGTTCGAGTTTTCCAAGCTGCTGATTGGGCTACGCAAATGCTTGTTCGCAAGTATTTCCTACCTATTGCCCGCTTGCTTTCCCTATTTCCCCTAGACTCTGAATGCGCCGTTGGCGTTAATGCTCAGGGTCCAGAGTGGGATCAGCTTGCCCGGTTTATGTGCAAATTTGGTAAAGATCGTATTCTTGCTGGTGATTACAGTAAGTACGATTTACGTATGCCCGCGCAACTGATTAATGCTGCTTTCGCTGCTTTGATTGAAATTGCTGAGAAATGTGGACGTTACTCAGCTGATGATCTTGCGATCATGAAGGGTATTGCAACGGAAATTGCTTACTCTTGTGTTGCCTACAATGGAGACATCATTATCCACAGTGGTTCTAATCCCTCGGGACAGAATCTTACTGTGTACATCAATTGCATTGTTAATTCATTGCAACTTAGATGTGCTTATTTCCATTTGTGGCCAACTAAGTCCACACCTGAACCTTTTCGCCAGAATTGTGCCATAATGACGTATGGTGATGACGTAAAAGGTTCGGTCCGTGAAGGCTATGATTGGTTTAACCACATTTCGTATGCTCAGTTTTTGAAAGAGCGCGATATGGTTTTTACCATGCCTGACAAGGAATCAACGCCTACCAAATACATGAAGGATTCTGATGCTGATTTTTTGAAGCGTCATAATATCTTTAATGAAGATACTGGTATGATTCATGGAGCACTAGATGAGACCTCTATTTTTAAGTCTCTTCATACTGTCCTAGAGTCTAAAGTTGTTTCACTTGAGGACCAAGCTATTTCCAACATTGACGGAGCATTACGTGAGTGGTGGCAACATGGGCGTGAAGTTTATGAACTTCGACGTGCCCAGATGAAGAAAGTTGCCTTCGCACATCAGATGCATGATGCATGTCAAATGTTGAACGAATCGTATGAAGATCGTCTTGTCCATTTTCGCCACCGTTATATAGAGAGTGATGAAGAGGAACCTATTGACGAATCTACGTTTGTTTCTACTGTTGGAAATGAGTGGGATGTTGAAGATTAATCCCCTCATTACGTCCTGGGATGACTTTAAAAGCACCCAACCCCGGAGCTATCCGTGGTTATAAGTTTAAAATAGCCCTGTATATATAGATTACTGCATTTTCCATGTTTTGCATATTTTTACATGTTAGTGAACAGCATTGTACTTGTAGACACTCTACCCTTAGAGTACCGGTTTTTACCGGAGGTTTCGTCGGCCACATAAATATAGCTGCGGTTGGCGCATTGAGCTGTGCTCCTTCACGTATGTACATAAAAAAGCTTACTTCTATGAACAATAATGAAATGAAAGGTTTGGGATCACCTGAACAATCCCACGGAGCCGGCTATTCGGTTTCCAAAACTTCTAAGGAAACGTCTGCTCAGAACGTGCACTTTGTTGACGGAGATACACCATGGAGTTATGATATTGCGCATGAAAGTGATCCCACGACTTCTTTGTCTGGGTTTACTGATGCAGAACTCGGGGACTTTTTGTCCCGTCCATTGAAGATTCAAGAATTTCAGTGGACTCCAGGTGCTCAGTTATATGAAGTATACAATCCGTGGACGGATTTCTTTGGCAATTCCGATGTTAAGGAGAAAATCAATCGTTTTCGTAACTTGCGTTGCAATCTCAAGATGAAAGTTCTTGTGAATGGTAATTCCTTTTACTACGGAAGAGCCTTATTGTCGTACAATCCCTATCTTACTGACGACATGGTCTCTGTGAATCGTGCTTTCTTTGTCCAGGATATTGTCCAAGCGAGTCAAAAACCACACATCCTTTTGGATCCCTGTTCTTCGCAGGGTGGTGAACTTACTTTACCTTTTATCTGGCATGAGAATTATCTCGATATCACTCAGTCCGGTTGGTCTGATGAGATGGGCAGAGTTGTTATTCACGACTTTGATGTACTACAACATGCAAATGGTGGAACGGATCCAATTACCGTTACTGTTTTTGTATGGGCCGAAAATCTCACACTATCAGTTCCTACCACCACGCAAGTTCAATCTGGCAAGACTGACCGTCCTTTGGATGAATTTGGTTTCCCTAAGCCATATGTTGAACAAGCCACGTCTAAAACTAACAAGAGACGGACAAGGCGAATCAACAATACCTCCAATAACGACGAGTTCACAAAAGATGGACTTATCAGCAAACCTGCTTCTGCAATTGCAAAAGCTGCTGATGCTCTATCTATGATTCCTGTGCTGACCCCTTATGCCAAAGCCACTTCGATGGTTGCGACGAAAGCTGGTCAGATTGCTAAAATATTTGGTTATTCCCGCCCTCAGGTTATGGAAGATACTAATACGTATGTCCCTCGTTATATGGGCAATTTGGCAAATTCTGATGCACCGGAAAATCTTGTCAAGCTCTCTCTTGATTCCAAGAATGAGCTTTCGATTGACACTCGAGTCATGGGCTTGGGTGGCCATGATGAACTCACGGTTAACTCAATTGCTCAACGTCCTTCTTTCTGGCAACAGTTCGACTGGCCAGAATCTGCGACTACCGACACTTTGTTGGCAAGTATGCTCGTCTCTCCCGCGTTGGTTCAGACTCTGTCTGCTCCCCCTGTCGAGGAAATTCATATGACGGCATTAGCTTTTGCTACTGCACCTTTTAGTGCGTGGCAAGGTTCCATCAAGTTTAGGTTTAATGTTGTGTGCTCTGAATATCACCGAGGTCGTTTGCGTATTGTATATAATCCCACGACAAACCCCGTCGGTCCTATTCCTTTTAATCAGACTTACTCTACGATCATTGATATTACTGAAGATCGAGATTTTGAGTATGAAGTGAAATGGGCAGATGTTCGAGCTTGGGCGCGCAATTTTGGCCCTTACACATATGCTTCCACATCCACTTTCAGTACAAGTGCTCCTATTCAGGGAGGAACTCTTCGGGACAATGGAACTCTTTCTGTTTATGTAGTGAATGAACTGGCAACCCCCTCTATAGCACCTGCTGATGTAAAGATTCAGGTTTGGGTGAGTGCCGGTGACGACTACGCCGTTTCAGTTCCCACCGTTAA